TTTATTATGGGCATCATTAGCCCTGTCGTATGGTGCGATAAAACTTTAGCATTATATGAATTAGCTTGGTATGTAAAACCTGAATATAGACATAAAACAGTTGGATATAAATTATTAAAAGCTTATATAAATAAAGCTAAAGAACTAAAAGATCAAGGCAGAATTAAGTTATTTACGATGACTAAAATGACAACAAGCCCTGATATTAATTATGCAAGATTTGGATTTACTAAAATAGAAGAAAATTGGATGCAATGATTCGTTTTATATTAATTTTTTTAATTTGGTTTTTATATTGTTCTGAAGCATTAGCGGCAGGTTCTATTATTGCGGCCGCTATTGGCCTTTCAGGATTTACTGCAACAGTTGTTGGTTTTGCAATTAATATGATTGCATCAACTATTGTATCTAGTCTTTTTGCCCCTAAACCACCAAGCTTAAATAATGAAATGCCTAGCCAGCCTAATCCTGGCAGTCGCCAACAACTTCCGCCCGCAGGCGATAATAAATTACCAGTTGTTTATGGCAAAGCTTATGTGGGCGGCATTGTTACCGATATGTCTATTACGGCAGATAATCAAGACATATATTGGGTTATATCTTTATCTGAAGTAACAAACACAGAAACAGGCGGATCGCCTGATACGATTACTTTTGGCAATGTTTATTGGGGTGGAAAGCGTTGTATATTTAATGTTAATGGATATTCAGTCGATTCATTATTAGATGAATCAACAGGCGAAAGTCAAAATATAGCTGGATATATGGATATTTATCTATATAGAAATGGATCAAATAACCCAACTAATAGTGGATCAACTGCTATATCTATTATGCAATCAGCAGGATTAATTTATACATGGGATAGCACTAAATTAATGAGTAATTGCGCTTTTGCTATTATTCATCTTAAATATAATGCTGATCGCGCTTTAACTGCATTACAATCCACAAGGTTTGAAGTAACAAACTCAAGAATTGCTCCAGGTGATTGTTTCCTAGATTATTTTACTTCTACAAGATATGGCGCGGCTATTGCTACATCTCAAATTGATACTGCATCATTAACTGCTTTAAATGTTTATTCTAATGCATCTTTTACTTATACGCCATATACAGGTGGAAGCTCAACTCAACCAAGATTTCAATTTAATGGTGTCATAGATACTAATCAAAAAATTATGCAAAACATTCAAGCAATGTCAGATTGTTGCGATTGTTTGGTTAAATATAATGAAATTACAGGCACTTGGGGCGTTATTACACAAACGCCATCTTATACAGTAGCAATGGCTTTAAGCGATAGTAATATTATTTCGCCTATACAAATAACACCAATAGATTTAGCAAACTCGTTTAATGTAATAGAAGTTAAATTTCCTGATGTATCAGAAAAAGATACATTTAATTCAGCAACATTTAATCTTCAAACTATCGCACCTCAATTATTATTTCCAAATGAACCTGTTAATAAACAATCAGTTAATTTATATTTAACAAATAACAATGTAACGGCTCAATATCTTGCAAACAGAATGTTGGAAGCGGCAAGAGAAGATTTGCAAGTTGTTTTAGAAATTACTTATATTGGCATTCAATTAGAAGCTGGCGATGTCGTAACAGTTACAAATGCTAATTATGGATGGAATGCTAAATTATTTAGAGTATCAAAAGTTATAGAAAAAATAGCTGAAACAGGTGCAATTACGGCTGAATTAACTTTAATGGAATATAATCCACAAGTTTATGATGATCGCAATATAACTCAATTTACACCTGCACCAAATACAGGCATAGGTTCACCTGTTACTTTTGGCACAATTCCTGTTCCTGTTATATCGGCTAATTATCCTTCAGTTGATAATCCTTATTTTGATATTACTATTACAAGTTCAAGTTCGGGCATAACTCAATATGCTGAAATTTGGTATTCAGCTTATCAATACCCAACTACTGCTCAACTTATATTTGCAGGCACTACGGCCATTCAATCTAATGGCAATCCTTATAGCCCTAATACTGCTATGCCAACTGTTCAACTTTATGGCATTTCAGCAGGTAATTGGTATTTTTTTAGTCGCATGGTTAATCAAATTGCAACAAGTGATTTTTCATTAGCTTCAGCAGTTTTCCAATGGCGACCAATGACATTTCAATATACAGAAAAATATATATCTGTAGCTTATGCTGACAATATTACTGGCTCAAGTAACTTTAGTTTTAGCCCTACAAATAGACTTTATTTTGGTCTTTATAATACTGCATCATCAAGCCCATCTTCAACGGCTTCAGACTATAAATGGTATGTAGCTGATCCTGCTTTTGGCAGTAATATTTTTCTTGCTTATGCAAATAGGCAAAGCCGTAAGTTTAGTTTTGATACAGATTTTGCAGGTTACGCTGGGGCTACTGGTTCTTTTGTTCCTACTACTGCATTAAAATTTAATCCTAGAATATGGTCAGCTTTGCCTAATAGCACAAATATTATAGATTTAGATCAAGCAACTGGACAAGTGCTTGGCACAGGAACAACAACTGTTGGCACAGGTCAGATTAAAGTTCAAAATACAAATACAGGTCAAGTAGTAGCATCATTAGATCAATTTTTAGATTTTGGTGGCCCTTCTACCAAAACAGGAAGTGCGGCTACTTTGACCATTGATATTTATGGTCGAGTGGTAGGATTTACTGCACCTGATGATTTTTTTATTACTATTGATAATTTTAATGCAACTTCAGGTCAAACTGTATTTAGCGTAACTCGTGATGCTAATTATATTGTTGGTCAATGTTTAGTTTTTCAAAATGGATGTTTATTATCTGAAACAGAATACACAGACGCATCAGCAAGTGTTACATTAAGCGTAGGCGCTACTTTAAATGATGTCATTGCAGTTATATCTATGCGAGCTAAATCTAGTGGCGTATTTTATGACAACGCTCATATAACTGTAAGTAGTGTAGCAGGTGCAAATGTAGTTTGGGATAGTGCTACTATGCCTTATCAAGCTATTATAGCTGGCAGTAAAATGACTTTTGCCAATACAGGCACTCCAACTCAATATACTGTATCAAGCGTTAATTATTCAACGCGAACTATTACTTTTACAACAACTGTAACAAGTGTTGTAGCAGGTGATAATATTTATAATTATCGTGCCGTTAATGCTTCTTATCCTGCATTTACAAGGTGGGAAGATAATTTAACTGCAACTTCTAATTACACACCTACATTATGGGAGTTTCAATCAGGATACGAATTTTTATTTATAAACGGAACTGTTTTAAATGAGCAAGATTTTGATATATCAGGAAATACATTAGGCAATTTTCCATCAACAACAACTGGCAAATTAATTAATATTCAATTTAGTGGTAATAATCTAACAACTCCAACAGGAACGCCTGTAAATGTATTAGCTTTTAGCGTAGCAGGACAAACTAATTATTCATTTAATTTTGGTGCTAATGCTTTCAATTTATACGCAAATGGGTTATTATTAGAGGAATCTGTTGATTATACTACTTCTTCAGGTGTATGGAGTTTAACAACACCATATACAACAACATCAGTCGTATTTGTTCAACAAACATTCGCATCCGCAGGTGCGGCATAAGGGGAAAAAATGACACAAGCTTTTAATTTGAGCCAACTGGCTAATGGAGTAAATACATCAGGTCAATTAAATATTGCAACTTATGTTACAGGCACATTGCCTTCAGCTAATTTGCCTACTGTTCCTGTTGATAAAGGTGGAACAGGTCAAACAACTTATACAAATGGTCAATTATTAATTGGTAATACCACAGGCAATACTTTAACAAAAACCACATTAACTGCTGGCACAAATATTACAATTACTAATGGGGCTGGTTCAATTACTATTGATGCGGCAGGTGGCTCACCAACAACCGCTCAAGTCTTATCTGCAACTGCGGGAGCTTCTTTAGGAGCAGTTGGAACTTATGCTTGCGTAAGAGCTGAAACTAGTGCTTCTCCTGGATCAACAGCTAGCGCGGCAGTAATGCAATGGGCTAATACAAATGGCGATTTTACTGGCACTCCATCAGGAACTTGGCGAGTTATGGGACAAACTATTAATAATGGCGTTCAAAGAACATCAGTTTGGTTAAGAATTTCTTAACAAACAAAAAAGGAAAATAAAATGAAAAGAAATTTAAAGTATGCAAATAATCCTAAATGGGTAGATCAAGCTCATACTTCTATTGAACTTACTGTTCGTTTTGAGGAAATTGATGAAGATTTACCATTTCACGCTACTCCTAGTGATGTTGAAGAACATGGTCGAGATATATATAAAAGGGCTAAAGATGGTGAATTTGGTGTAATAGCAGAATGGACACCGCCAACAACAGAACAATTAGCCGCAAAAGCTAGAGGACAAAGAGATGAATTATTATTTGAAGTGGATAGCATTGTAGGTAATCCATTACGCTGGGCATCATTTAGTGCTGAAGAACAACAAGCATGGGCAGATTACAGACAAGCATTATTAGATGTGCCACAACAAGCTGGCTTTCCTAATACTATTAATTGGCCTACTAAACCAACTTTATAATATAAGACATAATTGGTCGCATTGCGTCAGAGAGATGCTTGCGTTATTTACCTAGTTAGGAAAAAATTATGGCTATTTTTAATAAAAATTCACTCCGTCAAGTATCGGGGTTTGATAATCAAATCATTGCAGGCGAGTTAGTTTATAACCAAGCTACTTATTGGAATTTAACTTTAACTGCAACTGGCACAGAGCTTCCAATAGATTTAACAGGCGCAACTATTAGCGCATCAATTATTCGTAGGCAATTATCTAATGTTCGAGATAGTCGTTATGGACTTACTTTTGACATTGCTGATTACTCACCACCACCTTCCGCAGTTACTCTTACCATTACTAATAAGGTTGATGCCGCAGGCACATTTACTTTAGTAATTGATGAAGGTGCATGGGGTGTTATAGCAAGCGATCCTCAATTAGATATTAATGCTGAAAACTGTGTAGGCTTTTCAGGTCGCATTAAAATTTCTTATCCTGCAAGTGGCTCAACACCTGCTCAAGATTTAATTATTTTCTTACTATTCCTAGTAAGATCAGACGGAGTGATAAACTAAAATGGCTATTATTAATGCATCAATTCAATCAGCGGCGGATGTAACTTTAACTGTTGATCGCGGAATTATTGGAACTTCAGGGGCATCAGGTTACTCCGGTTTTTCAGGTTATAGTGGGCTTGGTTTTTCGGGCGGATCAGGCGTTTCAGGCTATTCAGGTTATAGCGGTTTTTCAGGTTATAGCGGATCAGGTATTTCAGGATTTTCAGGTTATTCAGGATCAGGCACAAGTGGTTTTTCAGGCTTTAGCGGTCAAGCAGGCCCTCAAGGCGTATCAGGTTTTAGTGGAATTTCAGGTCAAGATGGTTTAAGCGGATTTAGTGGACAATCAGGTTTCAGCGGTTATTCAGGATCAGGTATCAGCGGTTATAGCGGTGCTACAGGCCCTCAAGGCATTAGCGGATTTAGTGGCGCACAAGGAGCGTCAGGTTTCAGCGGCCAATCCGGACAAGATGGAGCTAGTGGCATAAGTGGCTTTAGCGGATTTTCAGGATCAGGAATAAGTGGCTATAGTGGTTATAGCGGTGAAGCAGGGCCACAAGGTATTTCAGGATTTAGTGGTTATAGTGGACAAGATGGCCAATCAGGCTATAGTGGTTTTTCAGGCCAAAATGGTGCATCAGGAATCAGCGGATTCAGCGGTTATAGTGGATCAGGCGTTAGTGGTTTTTCAGGATATAGTGGCGAAGCAGGGCCGCAAGGCATAAGTGGTTTTTCAGGAATCAGCGGATTTTCAGGCCAAGATGGTGCTAGCGGTATATCCGGTTTTTCAGGCTATAGTGGATCGGGTATTTCAGGTTATAGTGGCTATAGTGGCGAAGTTGGCGCATCAGGTGAATCAGGATATAGTGGCTGGTCAGGTCAGGTAGGTGCAAGCGGCTTCAGCGGATTCAGCGGCATATCAGGTTTTTCAGGATATAGCGGATCGGGAGTAAGTGGTTTTAGCGGTTATTCAGGCGAATCAGGATTTAGTGGAATCAATGGGTTAAGCGGATATTCAGGTCAAGATGGTCAATCAGGCTACTCCGGATTTAGCGGATTTAGTGGTCAGGTTGGTTTTTCAGGATTAAGTGGTTTCAGCGGATTCAGCGGGGAAGTAGGTGCATCAGGATTTTCAGGAATCAGCGGTGCATCAGGCTATTCAGGAATCAGCGGTTTCAGCGGAACTCCAGGATCATCATCAAGTTTTTTTGAATATCATGCTTATACAGGATCAACTTCAGGTTATCCAGGCGATGGTGCGATTAGCTGGAATAATGCAACTCAAGTGAGTGCAACGGCAGTTAATGTTTCACATCTTACAGAACAAAATGTTGATATTGATGTTTATTTAGCTTTATTAAAAGTTACAGAGCAATTTGTTATTCAAGATGCTAGTGCAAGTGCTAATCAACAAACTTGGGAAATTAATGGAACGCCTGTTCACTATAATGCAGGAACTTCTACATCATATTGGGCTTATCCTGTTACTTTAATTTCAAGTGCAGGCACAGGCACTACAGGTTTTGCTAACAATCATAATTTAATATTTGCTCTTGTTAATGGTGTGTCAGGATTCAGCGGCTATAGTGGTTTTAGCGGCTATAGTGGATTCAGCGGTGCATCAGGAATTAGCGGCTTCAGCGGTTATTCAGGCGAACAAGGCATTCAAGGAATTAGCGGATATTCAGGTTTTAGCGGCTATAGTGGCGAACAAGGTTCAAGCGGCTTCAGCGGTATCAATGGCGCTTCAGGCATATCAGGATTCAGCGGTGCTAATGGGGCTAGTGGAATTAGTGGCTTTAGTGGTTATTCAGGAAGCGGTATATCAGGCTTTTCAGGATTTTCAGGATATAGTGGCGTTCAAGCAAGTTTAGTTGGCAATTTAATTTATAATGCTTATACTGCAACCGCAGGACAAACAAGTTTTACAACAACTAATACTTATACTGCAAGCAAAATACAAGTATCAGTAAATGGGGTTATACTTGTTAATGGAACTGATTGCACAGTATCGGGCGGAACTACATTTACAACAACTGCATTAGCATTAAACGATAGGGTATTAGCAATATATCCAATTTAAAGGATTAATATGAATAAGATAACACAAGAAGTTTTGGACTACTTAAAAGAGTATGACAAAAATCAATATAGATTTTTACTTACAAATAATTACGAGCGAGCG